CCTTAAAGTCATTTACTATATTCATATAATCTTTTATTTTAATTTCTGTTGTATTGTTATATCCATATTGACTTAAAATCAATTTAACAACATCTTCTTGAATATTTGCATTGCTAATGGCTTGATTTAAACTTTCTACCATTTTGTTATCTATTACTTTTTCACTATTTTGTTGTTGATTTTTATATTCGTTTGTATCTGCATCTTTTGTATCATCAATACAAAATAACCCATTTAGAGCATATTTTCTCGCATAACTACTTGCTGTCCCTGTTATTTGACTATCATCCATTCCTTTTTTCGTTTCACTTTCTCTTGCATAAGCAGCATTCTCAATACATGCTATTTCTCCACTTTTAGTATCTTCCACATCTACCAGTATTGCTGTTGCTTTTATGTAATATCTATTACCTAAAAATTCCATCTTGTCAGTTAATTGTAGTGTTACTTTATTTTCTTTTAATAATGGCTTTACCGCTTCCAATATATCTTCACAGCTTCTATACATGTAATTTCCAAATTTATTTTTTTGTCCTTTTGGTGCTTTTAACTCTGTTTGTATATTTAATAATTTTTCATAAATATTCATTTCTAATACTCCTTTACTTCCTCTTTTATCCAGTGTCCACTAAAAAACCATTCTACTGTACTATTTATAAAATCTATTTGCTCCAGTGTTAATGTCCCCTTCTCTCCGCTTTGGCATTATCACTAATCCTAGTTTATCTATTACATAGTTTTCTGCCATAAAATCCTCTACTGTTTCTCCTGTTGTAATTTCTCTGTATTGATATTTTTCTTCCATTTGACATTCCTTTCTTTTCTGTGCTATAATTAGCATAGAAATTCATATTTTTGTGATTTTTTGTGAACTAATTTTAGCCGTCGAAATCTGAAATTAGTTCTTTTATATTGTCTGGTAAACTGTTTGTTACTAGCTCTAAGTTGTTTTCTAAATTTACTATTTTGGCTCTTAGTTCAGAAGCATTTTCTAATAATATTTCATGTTCTTTCTGGTATTGTTTTACAAAATCATCTCTATATTTAATTTTAAAGTTTGCATTTTTTAAATCATCTTCTAGGTTATTAATTGTTGCTTTTAATACATTATTCACCCTTTTTTCATCTTCTACTGCTAAATTGATTAACAATACTCCTATCAACAACCCTATTGCAATTCCAAACATCATTTTAATTTTCCTCCTTCGTTAATTTTTTAATTTTTTTAATTACATCATCTATTGTAAAGATGTCTTTAACTAAATCTATTTTGCTTGTATAAATATAACTAAAGTTCTGCTTACTTCTTATATCTATTTCTATTTCGTTTCCCCATAAATAGTGTATTTCTGCATAGATTTTATTAGATACTTTTTCACATTCCATTGCTGTTTTTATCAGCTCTAATAATTTTTCTTCCATTCTTTCCACCTCCTTTCCTAATTTAACGTTGTAGCGCTCATAACGCCGTAAATCACAAAGCCTGTCCACATTCCGTACATTTATTGTGTATAACATTGCATTTGCTAGTAGCTTTTTTAGTTTTGTCTTTTTCATTTGTTTTCACCCTCTTTCTAAATTACTTTATTTAACACTTTATTAGCTCTAATCTTTTCATAATCGATATTTATTGTTTTACAATTTCTTTTCTTTCTTGTTGGATAAATATCAATTAATTTTTCTTGTTGTTCTTCTTTCAATTTTTCTTCAAATTCCTCAATGTCTTTTAAGTCAAATCTATACTTGTTCCCTATTTTGATGAATTTCAATCCCATTTTTGCAAATTTTACTGTTATCGTTCTCGTGTCTTTTATCTGAAATCTATCTTTTACTTGTTCCATTGTTAGCCATTGCATTTTAGACCACCTCTTTTGAGCACTTCTCACAATATAATGATGAACTTGATAAATCTCCATCTTCTAATACTTGTTTTAATATTTCTGTTTCAACTTGCATTTCTTTGCCACATTTTAGACATTTTGTATAAATCTCATCATCATATAAATCAACTTTAATTTCTACATTATCTGATATATTAGTTTTTATATAAAACATCTTTCTCCTCCTTTACTATTTCTGCTATCTTTAATTTTCCATTTTCGTTGTATCTAAAAGTCGGTTCTTGATGTGCTGAATATCTTGATTTATCTAATACATACATTCCATACTCATCAACTTTTAAATTACTTGCATTTGCAATCTTTCCAACTCTATTAGCAGATATTCCTAGTTCTTTTCCTATTTCTGTAGCTGTATAATACTTTTTTTCTGGAAGATTAGGTCTATCTAACGTGTTTTTACCGTTTATAACTTCTATTGCATTTATTGTTAATAGTTCAACACTTTGTTCCGCTAAAACATTTTTGTATTTGTCTACTACTTCTAATAAAAATTTTGCTTCTCTTACTTTTGCATTTCTTAATCTTGCATCTGCATTTTGTTTTTTTATCTGTAACAATTCCATTTGCTCATTAGATGGTTTTACTATTTTTACTTCACCTTTTCTTAATGATTTAAGAAGTTTTCTTATAAATGCTCTAAATTCTTTTGCTTTTTCTGTTTTTGCTAACATTGTTACTTCATATATTCCATCTTCTGTAAATACTCTCGTTTCTTGGGTACCTCCATTTTGTCCGTACCCCTCTCCATAAGGTGTCATCATTTTAGTGACACCTGAAAATTCTTTATCTTTTAAATATTCAAATCTATTGACTAAGTTGCTTATAGATTTTCTTGGTTCACTATATCCTAAACATTCCCCTAGCTGTGTACTTGTCATAAACATCTCTTTTTCATTTGAATAAATATCACATTCTATTTCTCCAAATTTACTTGATTTAATTAATTGTAAATTTTTCATTTACTTTCGCCTCCTTGTATCAGTTTTTCTGAACTTTGAAATTAAAAAAATTTTTAGCTGATTTTCCTAAAATTATAGATATATCATTAATGTTAGAAATCTTAGGTTCCGAAATTCCATTTTCAATATTATAATATGTAACTTTACTTTTAAAGCCAAGTAATCTAGCCATATCTATAATTGAAAGTCCTTTTTTCTTTCTTTCTTCTTTTAATTCATCCGTATAAACATATTGACTATATTTTCCCATTTCGCACCTCCTTTGTTTTGTTTTACTGTACTTATTATATCAGACTTTCTGAACTTGTCAAGTGGTTTTTTAAAAAAGTTCATTTTTCCTGTTGTATGTTCTGTGGTTGTAAGAAATATTTTTTATTTTTGTTTACTTTTTCTGAACTATGTGTTAAAATATATCATAAGGAGTGATTTTTATGAATCAAAATAAGCCTATAATTGCTGAACGTATAAAAAATTTAAGAAAAGAAAAGGGACTTACTCAAGAACAATTAGCACAGATTTTAGGTTTAAATGCCAAATCAAGTATTGCCAATTATGAAAGTGGTGCAAATTCTCCTAGCGATGATATAAAAAATAAAATGTGTGAAATCTTTAACTGCACTATGGATTATTTAATAGGTAAATCTCATTTCAAATTTTTTTCTGACAATGATATCCAGAAATTAATTAATAATTACAAACATGAAAACGCACCCGACATTAAATATGAAGAATTAACAAGTAAGGATAAAAACATTTTAAATGATATGATATCAAATTTTGTTACCATTAAAGATGAAAAACAACCATCTTATCCTATGGAATATTACAGAAAGCAACTTCTTGACCAATCTCACTGGAATACTGTCCTAGGAATATATTTACTTTTTATACAATATACTCATGATGTATTCGAAGAAATTAATGAAGTTTTTGGCGAAAATAATAATGAAAATTTGAAAACAAAAAAAATTCAAAAACAGCTGCAAGACGTAGAAAATATATTCTACATGTGTCCTGTCTATAAGCAAATTTCAGCAGGACAACCTAACTGGGAAGAAGAAAATATTGAAGGAAGAATACCAATAGACACCAACTTAATGGATATAGTAAATCCAGAAGAGTATTTCTTTTTGTGTGTAAATGACGAGAGTATGAATAAAGTAATAAAAAATGGTGCTTTTGCTCTAATTCATAAACAAGATACCATAGAAAATGGAGAAATAGCGGTTGTTTTAGTTGACGGGTTTGATGCTACAATAAAAAAATTTACTAAAAAAAGAGACTTAATTATATTAGAACCACAATCAAAAGATGAAAGTTTTGAAATGCAAGTATATGATAAAGATATTTCTATTAAAATACTTGGTAAGTATGTAGGAAAAATGGAAATAAACAAATAGGAGGTTATTATGGCAGGAACCAAACGAAAAACAGGAAAAGACCGTTGGCGTTTAGAATATATGTATGAAAATGAAAGATATAGTCAATACGTTTCCGCTTCTTCTCCAAGTGAAGCTAGTAGAAAATTAGCTTCTTTTGTTGCAGAAATAGAAAAAGGAAATTATAGTAATCAAAGAAGTATTACTTTCACTGATATGGCTCAAATGTTTTTAGATAAATATGCTACAAATAATCTATCAGACACTACTGTTATTAATTACAAATGTCAGTTAAATAAATACATATTAAATGAAATTGGTACTCACAAATTAAATAAACTTAAAAAGCTTCATATTCAAGATTTAGCTAATAAACTATATGAAGAGTATAATTTATCATCAAAAACAATAAAAAACTATATAAACTTAATTTCATCTATTTTAGAAAAGGCTGTTGAATGGAATTATTTATCAGAAAATGTTGCTAAAAATGTTACTATACCAAAAAACTACAACAAGCCAAAAAAAGAACAAGAAATATATAATAATCAAGAAATAAAACAATTATTTGAAGTTTTACAAAATGAACCTGAACCCTTTAAAACTATGGTATATATCTCTTTTTACACTGGAGCAAGACGTGGAGAAGTATTAGCCTTAAGATGGAAAGATATAGATTTTGAAAATAGCATTATACATATAGTTCAAAATAAAATCAGAAAAGTTGATGGTACAAAAATAAAAGAAACCAAAAATAAAAAATCAAGAAGTTTTGTTGCTCCACAAATTTTAATAACAAAAATAAAAGAAATTTATAATAATCAAAACAAAGAAGATTTACTTTTTAATTATTATCCATCAACTTATACAAGAATGTGGCAAGATTTTATTAAAAGAAATAATTTAAAATATATTACTCTTCATGATTTAAGGCATACAAATGGAAGTATTCTCGCTTCAAAAGGCGTTGATATTGTAACTATAGCAAAAAGGTTAGGTCACTTACCCGCTACTGCTTCTGCCTATTACTTACATGCTGTTTCAGAAGAAGATAAAAAAGCAAGTGAACAATTAGATAATTTATTCTAATTTTCACTTGCTTTTATTTTTTAGCATTTCAGCAAATTCATTATTGTTTAAATATCTTGATTACGCTAAAATTACGCTAATTAATAATATAATTAAATGTATCGAATCAATAACCCCTTTTAATTTCAATGGAGCGGGTGGCGGGAATCGAACCCGCGCTATCAGGTCGGAAGGTATATTTTTGAATTTTCTTATTTTTCAAAATATCTTCGTAGTCCGCCCTATTGTGATAAAAAACACATTTTTAATAATTGCATATGAAAGCATTATAAAAAGTATTTTCAGATATAAATTACGCTAAAATTACGCTAATTTCTTCAAGCTCTTTTTCAGAAAAATAGTCATCTTTTTTCCCCATTTTCTTCTTTGCCTGCTGATAATTTTTTTCATCAATAAATATTTCTTTTTTTAACTCTATATTGTTCATATCTAATCCATCCCTTCTTTGGTAAATTTTATAATTCACTATAAAAGGGTTATAATTCTTCTTTATTGTATCGTTTCCTTCCAAATTTGTAAATACTTTTCCTTCAATTTTTTTAATTAATCTTGCATTTTTCATAAATTATAAACCTCTTTTCATACAAAAATTTGACATTTTTAATACAAGAGGTTATACTAACATTATACGCTCTTGTGAGTGTAGAGGAAATTGAGATAGTTTTTGTTTGGTAGACGTGGCTATCTCTTTTCTAATTAAACACATTTAAAAAAATGTCCATATAATTATATTAACTTTAGAAAAACGTGTCAACATTTTTTATCTAGGTTTCGACAAAAAAATCCGCAAAGTTTGTAACCATGCGAAAAAAAATTTTTTTAAATTTTTTCATTTATTTCTCTTATTATTTTTGCCCTTAAATAGTTCCAATCTAATGTTGTAATATATTCCATAGTTATACTACTTAATAGATTATTTTCTTTTGCATATTTATTCCATTCAACTATGCTTGGAAATTTGTTAAATTCTTCTGTTATTTTTTTTAGAGACTCATATGAAGTCTTATAAAAGTCATTCATATAGCTAGAAGATGGAAACTTGACTGTTTCTATACTAGAATAATATTCATTTATAAGTTCATTCATTTTGTCACTTATCTTTCTTGTTTCAATAGAATTTAAACCTGTTCTTTTAACTGCTGAATTTAATTTTTTTCTGCAACTTCTTATTTGTTTTAATATATTATTTTTCATTTACTTTTTCCTCTTTTGCATTATCTATATTTTATATTTTATTATTTCTATATTGCACTAGAACTCACAAAAACATATTTTTTAAATATTCAAATTTATCTATATTTTTTCTATTTAAGTACTTTACTAAGTCTATATGGTATAAATGGAACATTAATGTATTAGCACTAAATAAACAATTACTCTGTGCGTATTCGTCCCATTTTTTTCTACTGCAATCTGGATTTTTCTTAATAAATTTTTTGAACATTTTTACACTTCTTTTATAATAGTTTAACATACCATCACCCAAATTAGTATGAACTATCAGTTAGAAAATATACAAATTTTTCTATTTCACTCCACCAAGCCACTTACAAAATCCCATCTTGTAATTACTACTTCCATCAACCTTATATCTTACCATTGCTCTATTATTAAATGTTCCAAAACAATCACAACATTCACGTGGATTTAAACTTCCTACTTTAATCGTACAATTTGTATCAGAATACACATTTTCACTTGTACTTCCATTTTGATATGTCTTCATATCTACATCACTCCCATCATTATTTACATTATTATATACTGGTACTTGTCCTACTAAATAAGAACTAACCATGTCTAAAAATCTTTGCCATCCCATGTCTAAAGTTCTATGTGGACAATATTTCCCAGACCAATCCTGGTGCTTTTTAACTCTATCTATTCCCCATCCATATTGTTTTAATAAATAGGCTACATATTCTGCCCCTAACTTTTCGGCTTGTACAAACCTATCTCCACCAGATTTAGAATAACATATTTCTATTCCTATAGACTTCATATTTCCATTTCCTCTACCGTCTCCTGCATGCCAAGCATTTCGCTCAAATGGTATTGATGTAACTACTCTTTCATTGTCTACAGCTGCATGAAAAGAAGTTTGATTATTATTTCCAATCATATAACTAATCTCTGCCATAGCACTTGCGTCATTTGCTGTATTATGTACTGTTATATATTCTGGTGTCATTCCATAAGGACACTTTATATTATATTTATTCTGTGGCATTGTTACATTCGTTATCTGCATCTATATCCCCTCCTTCATATTCTTCTTCAAAGGTATTTTCTTGTATATTCTTTTGATACATTTCTTCTGAAAACTCTACTTCCTCAACTACTATATTATCTTCCATAAACTATTCCTCCACTTCTGGCAAACCTGCCACACTTGTTAATAAACTTAATATTCCAGCTAATAAACTAGCACTTCCAACCATTAACCAGTCAACTTCTCCCATAGCTACACTTGTTCCTATTGTTGCTATTGCTGTTTGTGCTACTGTCTTAATTGCTCTTATACCAGCACATTTGATCCAATTTCCAAAGCTACCTTTCATTTATTCTCTCCTTTCTAAATCCTCTATTCTGTGATTAATTACTTTGATTTGTTCCTCTACAACAGGCATTCTCTTAGCAAAATTATTATGCTCTCTTACCTCTCTTGTCAATTCCTCAATCTTTGTGTCAATTACCGCTTGCTGTGTATTTAACTGGTTCTCCGTTTTCTTGTTACCACTAATTACAGTTATAATTACTCCAATTAATGATAATCCTCCTGTTATAATACAGCCTATTAATGTTTCCATTCTTAATCCTCCTTTATTACCTTTCTACTCTATAACTTCTACAGTTAATTTACATTCCATAACATTAAAAGTTTCAGCATTTTGTCCCATAACACTTAAACATAATAAATCTCCTGCTTGTACACTTACTAGAGTTGGTGTAAGACTACAACTAACAAATTCATCTGTTATGTTTCCAGAAATATATGAAGAATTAATCGTTTCTTCTTCTATATTTTTCATAACACTAAATGATTTGTCCGAACTTTTAACTTGAATACCTCTACAAGTAGCAGATACAAGAACTTTATTTACACCTTCTCCTATCTTAATTTTTCCATCTTCAAATACTAATTTATTTCCTATTGCAGTATATGTATTACATAATAATTCTATATTTCCCCAAGCAGAACTCAATGTTGCATCTGTCCTTGGTCGAGTTGCTGTTATAATATGCCTTTTTAATTTTTCATTCAATGTTTTCCCTTGGTTAGCCGAAAGTGCATCCGTTGTACTCGTACTCTCTAAATTATCTACTACTGTTGCTACTACTCCTGAACTTTGTTTTGCTTTTATTATAAAATTGCAGACTGTATATGGTTGTAAGTTATTATGTGCTTGGTCTCCTCCTGTGTATCCTATGTTTAAAAAACTATAAGTTCTACCTCCTGAAGTCTGTTGTATTTCATTAGCACCACTCCCCGTCATTACTGCTGTATTTTCAGCTGAGCCATGATTATGTCTCGGCATTTCTGCAATAGTTAAAGTATGCTCTTTTTCTCCTCCTGTCTTTCCTATTTCATCAAAATCTGTATCATTCTCATCTTTTCCAACAGGCACTTTTCCTTTCAAATTTGGTAAATTAAAAGTGGTACTGCCATCTCCTGTTCCGTATTTTATACCTAATGTATTAAATAACTCTGCATAATCAATTCTGCTTACAGCCTGTCCATTACATAATAACCAGTTTTCTGGTATTATGTCAGAATACCACTCTAACACTGCTCCAATTGGTAAAGTATCTCCTGTTGCTGTTCCATTTCCATTTTGTTCAATCCATTCAACATCTCCATCAGCATTACTTGCTTTTGCTAGAACTTGTCCTATAGTTCCTCCTTGTGGTAAAAATGAGCCTTCTCCCATTTCATCTAGTTTTTGTTTTAATTCATCTGTAAAATCATTTGAACTTAATTCTTTTCCATCGACTTTATCAACTTTTCCTAAAATCATTCCTCTTATTTCAGTATCATCATAAGTTTCTCCCGGAGGACCAATCTCTCCGTTTATCGCCTTTTGGTAATACTAAATTCAACACTTGACTAGGAGACTCTCCTTCTATTGTTGCACTTGCTTCCTCGCCAGATTCTACTGTTCCTATTATTAATTTATTAGGCTCTCCCTTTTCTCCTGGAGGACCAATCTCTCCGTCTATCTCCTTTTATCAATGGAATATTTATCAATCCATCAAGTATAATTTCTTCATCTTGTATCCTACTCAAATCTCTTATTTCAACATCAGCCATTATTCATCCCTCCTATGAGTAATCTCTTCTGTCAATGTAATTGTTCCAAAACCTAAGGTTTTAATAAAATCACCAGATTTCAACTCAATATCATATTGATATGTTCCATAAGCCAAATCAGATGTATCAACAGAATTTAAGGTAAAATAAAAATACCCATCTGCATATTGAATGTCATCTGGATATTTCTTTTGAATTAACACTTTAGAACTATTTTCGTTCTGTTTTACTGTAAAATATAAATTGTCTTGCTCTGTTAATTCAAGTATATTGTCTTCTCCATTTTTAAGTTGAAATTTTAAAAACTGCGTATCTCCTCTTGTAAATTCTAAATCCATAATGTTCTCCTTTCTTTATACTAGATTATTTCATAAATCCTACTACAGATACAAATGCTTTTATTACTCCTGTTTGTTGGTATATATTTGTTTGGTATCCACTCTTTATCCCGTCATTTGTATATTGCACGTCTAAATTGTAGATAGGTATAGTATTCCCTGTTCTAATTTGCAACAAATTAAATCCAATTTGTAACGAATTTTTTATATCTAAGCTTGTTGCAATTTCAGTCTTATGTATAGACTGATTAGCAATTTTGGCTGTAAATCCATTGCTTCCAAAAGCTTCTGCTATCTCCTCTGTTAAAATTTCTTCATTTGAATAATCTTCTGATGGAAAAATTGGATATTCCTTATAAAAGCTTTCTTCTTCTGACTGTTTATATAGTTTTACATTTCTACAATATCCCCATATTTCTTTATTTCCCTCATCATCAGTCCATTTTATTGGACTATGTTTTAAAATTACTTTTGCTTCTGTTATTTCAAAATTATCAGGAATATAAACTGGAATATTAATAAACTTATAAGTGTTTCTTTGTACTGGATATATTTCATTGCAATATCCTACTTCTTTCCACTCATATTCCCCAAACTGAAACTGTGTCAAAATTCCACTTGCTCCTATCAGCTTTGTTCCGTTTTGTAATTCTAATCCTTCTTTTCCCGCATTAAGAATCCCATTTCCCTGTGCATCTACAATTTCTAACTTTCCACTTGTATTATTTTGACCTCCTAGTTTTAAAGTTCCACCTTTTATCCTATCTGCACTAATATCTCCTGTTTGAATAAAATCAGCATTTATAATACCGTTTGAACTTATTATCGTTTGATATTTTCCATTTATTCCACCTTTAGAAACATCTAAGAAATTTTCTCCAATTCTCAATACTGTATTTGCTTGCTCTATAACATTGTTATCGGCTACATACATAACCCCATCTTTTTTTACTACATATCCACTGTTCTGCTTTACTACTTCTTCTACTATTTTTTGAATATTCTCCCACATAGCATCTAACTTATACTTTTGTATCAATTGTGGTATTGTTTGAGGTAAAGTTCTTTCTTGTCTGCTTAAACTTTTAGGCTTTATGTTATAATTCATATTTCCTCCATCATAAAAAGCACCTACATTGCGTAAGTGCTTTTTTATTTTAATCTTTATTGTTAGAATTGTAATAGTCATCATAAAATTGTTTATATTTTCTTATTTCATATCTACTTTGTTTTTGAATTTTACTCCTTTATAAATTACAAAACCTATAATAATTATAAGTACAATACAAATAAAATTCAAGTTATCTATAGTACTATTCTGTTCATCTATTTTATCTCCTAACTCATATATATCCTTTACTCCTCTATTTTGTAATTCACATTCAATTTCTTCTTGTGCATATTTCAATTCATTTAATTCTTCCTGTAGTTCTTGATTTTCATTCCTTAAATTTATTACATATTCATCATCGCCTCCAACCACTAATTCACCTGTTTTCTCATTGCTTCCTTCATCTTCTTCAACATACTCATCATATTCCACTTCATAAATATCATTATGATAATGATATTCCCCAGTAGAACGATTATAATGTCCACCATTACTATCTGTTCTACCAGAATGAGCAAAAGAGCTACTAACAAAAGTAATAAATAAAATAAATAACAATACTATTCTCTTCATATCAATTAACTTCCTCATTACTAATTTTTATTCTATTATTTAACTCTTCATAAGCTTCATCCAAAGTCTTTAACTCAAATTGAGTATGAGGAATTTTATTATTTTCTAATTTAATCTGCAAATTACATCTAAGCAATACAAAATACTCATGCTTATTATTTAATTCTATTTTCTTAATATTATGTAAATTCGTATAATCCAAAGAATATAATTCCTCTGCTTCTAATAATATTTTTTTAGTTTCCTTCTCAACTCTATCTGAATTAAGATTTACTAAAACAAGAACTGTTCCAATTGTAAATATTAAAGTTAGCAAACCTATATCAAATTTAACAATACTAAAAAATCCAAAAGCAGTACATATTAATGCTAGGCCTAACCATATTATAAAAAATATATCTTTTAACTTTTCCATATAAAACTCCTATACACTATATCTAATAACTAGTATCAAATATAGTGTATAATTTTTACAGAAAAAACAACATTTTTTTCATCAAAACAACATTTTCTTATATAAGATTAGCAATATTATCATGTTAATTACTTATAATCCATCGTATCATCATTGTAAATTATAAAATTTTTACTATACTTAGAAAACATTTTCATTCTTTCCTCTTCTGTTTCTATTGGTAAATTATAAAGATAACTATATAATTCCTTTTGTTCTACTCTGTTTAATTTGTACTGACTACCCAAAATTGCTAATCTCTGTTCCCTAGTTATATTCATATTATTAACATAGTCATACACTTTTTTCGGTTTGCTACCTTTTATTGTTTTACCATTCTTTGTACCATCAGCTTCTTTATCACTCTTAAATTCTTGTTGTTCATATCTTAAATATTGATTAATATTTATCCCCGTAAGCTTCATTATATCATACAAATCCATTTCGTCTTCTTTAGATTTTGATTTAATGTAATTCTCATAAATAGATGCCTTTTCTTTATTAGAATAATTAGAATCCAATAACACATCTATTTTATCTTTGTCTTTTAGCTGTTGATTTTCTTTAAGTTCTCCACTATCTGTCTTTTTCTCAGTTAAATTGTATATCTTATTTTTATAGTCAGCATAAGAGTTTAAAGAAATCTCTTTATTTTTTTCCTTTTCTTTATCTGATAATTTTGTCCACTCATTATTATATTTATAATATTCACTATCTCCAACCTTAGCAGTTAAAGATGTTACTTTAATCTTTTCATACTTTTCCAATCTTTTTTCAATAACATTGTTAATTTTCCTTTGAACTTCTCGAACTTCTTTCCTTTTTATTTCATCAGATTTATTAGAATTTTGAATTGTTTTCTTAGTATTATATAAATCACTTAAATCTTCTGAAACCTCTGTCATATATTTATATTTTAACTTATCCTCATCACTAGCATTTTGTGAATTTTTATTTTTTTCTAATTCTTCTAACTTAGAATAATATTCACTAATATGTTTATTTTTCATTACTGAATCAGTTGTAAACTTATCTTCTAATATATTATTTTCAGCCTGTGGCGTTATTATTGGTAATACCACATCTCCAATACCTCCACTATATTGGTCTAAAACATAATTAATTTTCTTAGGGCTTATATTTAATTTTTCTCCAATAAATTTACTTAACTCATCTGTGCTCTCATCATATTGCTCTGCTACTGGTAACCCTTTAAGTCTATTACTAACTATCTCTCCTCCATACCAAGCTTCATTTTTAACAGCTTGTACAATAGGAGCAATAATATTATCCTTAAACGGATTATTAGGAGCTAATTGATTAATTGTTGTATCTACTAAAGACTTCCAATCTACATCTTTATCTTGTCCCGCTTCTAAACATCTTCTAGCAAGTCCACCAATAACACTAGAAGTCCTACCTTTAGGTATTCTAAAAAATCTACCTTCTCCAGTTTTAAACAAAAAATATTCATCTTTTATATATTCTGGCAAATCCTCATAATCTTTGTCATCCCCCAACAGTAAACTATTAATGATAGCAGGTGCTATCATATAAACCGTAGCTTTCGTTAAAATATTAGCATAACCTTTCCAACCTCTCTGTCCTGATAAATTTCTATATAACTTATCTAACCCTTGTACAGAAGCATTTAAAAAATTAGCACCATACTTATTTACTGCTTTTGTTACATCTCCACCACGTTTAAAATTTGTTGTAACCTCTGCCGAATTATATAAAGCTTGGTCAATACTTCCTCCATGTTCAATTGTGGAAATATATTCAGCAAGTCTTGGAGCTTGTTCGATTACCTCATTAACTTTTTTGATTGCATCTCCAAACATTTTAATAGGATTTTTCGTTTTAATAGGTACTATTCCTTTACTATAGTCAAAATACGTATTAGCGGTTCCACCATTGTTTTTATAACTTTCATACCAACTACCTTTTATTCCAATATTATACAAGGCCTTTGCCCAGTTTTTTACAAAAGTTGCCCCTCCATATTTACTATTAAATAAACCTTGTTGAAAATCAACAAAAGGGTTTCTAATTGCAAAACCAATACTATATGTTGTTAGCAATTCTCTTTGTGCTTTAGACATTTTTTCAATAGGAGTTAACATCGCCTTAGCCACCTTGCTATTATTGATTTTATTTTGTAATGTATCCTTTGAAAAAGCTGTATATAACTCATCGCTTATTTTAAACTTAGTCATTTCCCCATCTTGAAATATAATAAATTTGTTACTACCATCAGTTGCTTTTTCTATTACATCCCCTCCTAGCGTCTGTATAGCAATATCACTAAATTCAACCCCTTTTAGCGTTTCTGCACCTTTCTTGCCTATTGCATTATATAATTCAATTCCTAAATTATTCATCCTAATAGCTTTTTTAATCATAAGTGTTTGTTCTGCCATACTTTCCGAAATAGACAATATATCTCTATCACTCTGAGTTGCCTTTCCTAGTGTGTTGCCACCAACAGAATCATCTATATATTGCGAAATATTGTCTGTTATGTCTCTATAAGTAGGAACATAGTCACCATACATTTCTTTTAGTTTTTTATAAGTATTCTCTGAAATCATCCCATTATCAACTAAATCTCTTAAATTGTTATCATTATATTTACTTACTTCACTTGCCCATTCTTTAAAATCTGGATACTTATTCTCATAATGTTCAACTATTTTTTTTGAATCTACTGCTGATATTTCATCACCAAATATTCCCTTTTCATGAGCATATCTTGATACATTGTGTTTATTTAACAAATAATCATCAAATTCTAAACTTAAATTAGCTTTTTTAGAAGGTTCAAAAATATCAATAATTGATTTTCCTACCTTTTCTCCCTTACTATTAATCTGATAATCTCCAATTGAAATTTGAGCCTCATTAAAAGTATTTAGTGTCCTATCATATAAATAAGTTAAATTATCATTACCTATTTGTTTTGCCAATTTATCAATATAGTGACCTTTATTTACAAACTTTTGAGCTAAAACATCTTTTATTTCTGTTAAACTAGCCTTTTCCTTACTTCTTTTTTGCTTGATATAATCTATTGTTGGACTTTTTTCAATACCCTTACTATTTAAATCATTTTCTCTTTGTTGTAGTATTCTATCAGATGGAGTATCTAATTGTTCAGTTGCTTCTTGAAATGCTTGCAAATCTGTTATATTACTATCATTAGCTACTTCTTCTATTGTTCTTAGTGGCGTCACATTAGCTTGTTGGCTTTCAATTAGCGGAATAACTGCTTTTGACTCTTTTTCCGCTTTCTTGCTTCGTTGTAAATTCTCTTCACTAATTGGAACTCTTCTTATGTCTTTTAAAGTCTCTCTTGTTCCAGTATTAACTGACGTATCTTTTAAATACTGTTGCCATGTTCCATTTGATTGTTTAGAAAGTTTGTCACTTATAGGTAATTTTAAAGAACCTGAATTATTTTCAGATTCTACATATCTTCTTCCTTTTCTCCCCACCACCAAATTACTATGTTGGTCCTTATTTTTTTCATTAACCTCTTTAGAAATCTCATAATTATCTCCAACCTTTCCTTTGATATAATTATATATACTATCTTTTGCCTTGTCAAATAGATTTCTATTTTCTAAATAATTATCTAATCTTTGGTGTTTAGGATTAGCTTTAGAACTTTCAGGAGGTATATTACTTAATTCTTTACCATTGTATTTTTCCTCTAAAAATCTTGTTTTTGTGTTGGAAGCTTCTATTTCTCCTAAACTATTATAATAAGCTAACTTACTAGTTCTTTGACTTCTTCCACCTTCGAACTCTTCCAAATTTTGTATTATATGTTGTATTTCATGTATTAAAGTTCCTTCAATAGTTTTTGCTGAATTTGACAATATTAATTTGTTATTAATGTTTATTTCTCCTGTTTTTCTATCATATAAACCATTGACATCATTTAAATTCTTAAATGTAATTTTATGTTCTATCAATTCAGGATACACAGTAAATAATGTATCATGCTCTAAAATATCGCCTAATTTATACGTTGTATTTTCTTTCAGATTAACATTGCTTTTTAACTTCATATCCTTATCTGAAAATTCAAACTTCCAATCGCCATTTCTATCTTGAAACCAATTAGTAGATTGCCTTATTTTCTCATTATCAATTCCTATCTTTTGCATTTGTTGTGCCTTATTATAGCTTCTTTCTAACTGTATGTATCTTGTATCTTGTTTAATAGCATTATTCATTCCTTCTTTACCAGCAATTGACAACCTATTATCATTATTATTTCCTTGATACTCTTGATTATATGCTCTCTCAAAATTATCTTTAATCTTATTCCAGTAATTAAGCTCTTTGTTTCCAGTTAAAGTATTTTTTAATGATGTAATCTTATTCTTAACCCAATCTATAATCTTTTGAATTTGAGTTCTATCTGTACTTCTCACTAAATCATTTACAAACTCTTGATTTCCTAAATTCTCTCCTAGATAATCAGCTATCGCTTCTTGTTCAATCATACTACTAAATTGTTCTTTTGACATATTCTTGTATTCTTTTTGATAAGCATTCGCAATATCTGACATTATATTATCATAATCATTAGAACTCTTCAATCTTTCTAGTACCATAGAACTTATTTTATTATATTCCTTAGTACCTTCAAAATCATGTGTCAATTCATGTATCATAACACTTTGTAATGCAGTATCAGTATTTGCTTTTGGATTTAAAACAACACTTCTATTACCTTCATTATCAACTGTCCACTTAGCATTTTGACTAGAATTAGTAAAAGCTGTATCATCCCAAATAACACTAACACCTCTTTTAGAAGCTACTTCATATATGCCTTTTATAGTTTTATTATTTGTATCTAATTTGTATTTATTCGCTGTTTGGTAATAATTTGAATTATTATAAGCTATATTTTTATTACTATCTTCTATTTGCTCCATATTTCCATTTTGAGACATTTTATTCTCTGCTTGATTAATTTGTTGTTCTAATGGATTAATTTGATTATTTATTAGGTTTTGTTGCAAATTAGTGGTATTATTGCTTGCCTGATTATCTTCTTTGATGTTAACTTGATTTAATACATTTCTTAATTCTCTTTCTTTTATTTTATCTGTATTAATTTCTAAATTTTCTTTATCAATTATTTTTTGTGCTTCATTCACCCATTTTTTAGCATCACTATCAAGCAAATACTCATTTACTTTATTATAAGTATCACCACCTAAACCAAACAAGCTTAAAGTTAATTGAGTTAAGGCTGTGTTTTTAACAGTCTCTCCTTGCTCATTCAACCATTCTTTCAAGGTAATACCTTTATCATTTATTGTAGCATCAATCAAATAATCAACTTGATTTTCTAGCTCTTCTTCTAATACCTCTCCACCTACTTCATAAATCTTAGAAGCAATTTTTTGAGCAACTTTATTAGCTGTCTTATTAGTAATTCCTGCTGTTTTATTAGCAATTGTCTTTGCTGCCCAATCATCTAATGACCCCTCTGACAAAATGTTTCCTCCTGTAATTTTTTCAATTGTGAAACTCGCTAATCCTTTTAATGTTCCTGTTAAACCTGCTTGTGCTTTATTGGTACCATCTTCATTTAAAGCATCAAGATAACCAGAAGAACCAACATTTACAGCATTAACTACAGCACCAGAACCAGGCACTGCTACATTAGCCACCATAGCTGGTACCATTTCCCCTATTGTATTAGTTACTGTAGAACCTGTTTGAACGATTCCATTATTAATTTTAGAAGTAGTCTCTTGATATTTTCTTGTTTGCAATTCAGCTTCTTTTACAGGGTCAGTATTGTAACCAGCAGATGACGGATGTTTATATCCACTCAAGTTTTCTAATGCTGTTGTTGTTTTTATAACAGCATTCATTGCACCTACTGGAAGTCCTCTAGCCACATGTAAAGCAGAAGACAAGTAATTTCCATTCTGCATATCTTGGTTAATCTTATCAGCTTCTTTTTGTGTTTCTATAGCTTGAACTTTTGCTTTTATATCATATTTCTCATTTTTATTGCTTATTATTTTTTTATCTAATCCAATTACATCTTTTGTAAAACCTTCTATTTTTGCATTTCGTCCAGCAGGTTCCATATCTGCTAACCACTCAACAAAGTTGCGAGAAAATTCTTCATTTTTCTTTTTTGTTATTTTCAACAACTCTTCTTCCGTTGCATTAGGATTTTGTCTTTGTACTTCTTTATAGTTCAAAGTATTCTTTAATTGCTCATCCATTGCTTTTTCATATAATTCCATTTTTTTGTCATACGCTTTTTTACTTTCCATCATACGTAATTTTTGTTTATCTGATTCAAAGTTTTGTTGTGCTATTGCTAAAGTTGTTTTATTTTTATCAACTTTACCTGAATTATCCATATAAATTGGTACCCTATTAGTATCTGTTCCAAATTGAAGTTTTTCTTTTATTTTGTCCCATGTACTTTTTTCCTTTGTTACTGTTTGTTGTTTCGCATTTTGTTGCACATAATTAGAAACATTCTGCATAGCAATTTTCTTAGTATTCATATAATCTTCCATAGGCTTTGCCATTTGATTACGAGTATTTCTATCTATAAAATTCTGCATATTATTAGAATAACTTAAATTATTGTTTGCTTTACTTTTAATCTTATCCCATATCTTTCCTTCTTTTTCAAAGATACTATTTACATATTCATCTGCGCTTTTTTCGATTTCACTTATGCTTCTTTGTTTATATGGACTATCTTCTCCTCTTCCATTTTCTTCTTTCCATTTTTTATGGTATTCTGTAAAAGATGACATATTTCCTCCTTACCAGCCAACTTGATTATAAATATATTCAGCTTCTTCGACTGACAATTCTCCTCTATTAACTTTATCTGATATTGCTCCTTTTGACATATTCAATACACCTTTTGCTACTGACCCAACAATAGTTCCTTTCCCTTCTTGTTGGTTTTGTATTGATTTCAAGTTATTAGCAAGATTTATAGCATAATCACTTATATTATTTCCACTCACTTTCAAACTTCCAGAAGTTGCTTTTTTACTACCCGAACTAGAGTTTTTTTTTGACAAATTAAATTGTTGTTGCCACTGGCTATCTGCCACGGCATCTCTTTGTTTTTGATAATCAAACTGTTGCTGTCTCCATTGATTTTCTAGCTCATTTTGTCTTACCTGTTCATCAAAAGACTTCTGCCACTGTTGATCAGAAACCCTATCACGCTCTTGTTGATACAAATACTTCTCCCTATTTTGTCTTAATTCATAATTTTGAGTTAACAATTGTACCCTTTGTGCATATAATTCCAACGCAGATTGAGCCTGTTGGATACTTCCATTTTGTCTCGCCTGTTGAATTTTAAAATTATAATCAGCATACAAGTCTTTTGAATTATTAAGCGTATCAGTAACACTTTTTTGATACGTATTATATAATGCCGTCTTAGTCGTTTCAGCATAACCAGAATTAGCCAACCCTTGCTGTGCTAATTGTTCCATACCAGCTCCATACTGATTAGTTTGTTTTTGCCAATTAGCATACAAACCTTGAGTAGTCTTATCAGTTTCTTTTTGCAACTTTTCTTTTTCCCTATTTAGCTCGTCAACCTGCATTTGAGTCTGTTGATTTATAATGTCATTTTGTTTTTGTTCTTGCTGTTGTAACAATGTATTTTGTTGATTAACTAGATTATCTATATCTTCATACCCTACTGCCATTAAATTCTCCTTTCTAACTTACTCTTTTCCACATAAAACAAGTTATATAAGGTTGTAAGTTATTGTGTTCTGCATCTCCTCCAGCATTACTTATATTAGATTGAGAAAATGCTGTCACTATATTATTATATCCATAAGCATTTCCACCTTTGTAGGATAAATTATATCCTACTCCATATCCTTCATTTAATGTAATCGGTTCAGTGTCTGAAATCCATCTCAAACCATTATGCCTATGCCCTATATCTATATGTTTATGACTAGGCATTTCACTTTCTGTTAATATATGTGTCTTCTCTCCTCCTGTCTTCTCTGCTGTATTAAAATCTTCATCAGTCGAATCTACTCCAATAGGAACTCTTCCTGAACCCCAAAATTCCCAAGTCCCAAAACCTAGATAAGTAGACGGATTAATATTCTCAGTAGACATTATTATCTTTCCAATATGATATTTCTTTTTATTGTCTGCTAATATCTTATTGTTAATTGATGTTTCTAAATTAGATTTTTCATCTCTTATCAACTTTTCTACTGCTGGTAACAAAATCTCATTTATATAATTTTTTAAATCTTTTCCTGACTTATCAAATTCTTGTTTCAGTTCATCTGATGACAATGTAGGTGAATCAGGTAAATTTTGTATATTATTCGTATTTACTGTACACACTGGTAAGCTCATTATCATTTTCCTCCTTACTTTTTAACATAGCCTCCTGCAAACGCTTCTATTGTAGAGCTATATATACCAAAAGGCTTATCTTTTTCATCACTATAAAACTTAAGTGATAGTTCGACGATTTTTTTCTCTTTAATTTTGTATATTAAATATGATTTATTCGTTGTAACAAAACTAAAATTTCCAAAATTTATATTAGCAAAATTAAAGCCATTTGCAGACTTTTGAGTTGTATATTTATACTCTGGTGACTTATCTGTTCTCCTTGCAATTTTTATAATCCCATTTGGAATTGTCTTAATCTTAGCTATTCCCCCTCTTTTGTTCGTAGTCTTCAATTGATTATCATAACTAAAATTATCCATAGGAGTAACCCAATAACTAAGTATTGCCTCTTCATTATCATTCGTACCTTCCACAATAAAAATAGAGCCATCTTTAGCTCCTATATACAAACAATCATCATATTCCTTTAAAATACTAGGGTTTGCTGTCGATATATCCCAATAAAACCACTCATACTCAAAACTATCTAATTTAGAATACTTTTGCCTGCTATCTGCTAAATAAATTCTCCCATCTACTAACACACATAAATAGCCCTTCCAAACCACCATACTAGCATTTGAATAACCATTCTCATTTGTCATCTTTACATCTACTAAAGAACTTCTGTGTGCTACAACTTGTCTACTATCTATCTTTTCTGTACTTACACCCTCTAATCCATATCGACTAAGATATACAATGTCATCTTGAAAATTTGTACTACCAGCATAACAACCGATACTAACGTTACCTTGCTTACTAGGATAAATCCTTCCATGCTCTAAATCTGTCGTAGGTTCATGATAAAACACATTCGCATTATTTTGGTCTAAATTTTTAAATATCCACAAAATATTATTACCTACTGTCATGCCAGTAATTAAACTATCACTAGCACCATCTTCATAATAATTCAAATCCGAAATATACTGAGGATTAGCACGTTCAGAATGAAACACTGCATTAGGATACTCTGGATTTCCTGTAAAAAATAATCGGTTATCAAAAATAATCGAATTTGTACACCTAGCAATCCTATCCTCATACCCTTCAATTGTCTTAGAAAAAGTAACAAAAACATTATCTTCTCCACTTAAATTAGGCTTATCAGGTACCTCTAAAAATGTAATTTTTCCTTTTGTTCTATCTACAGTAAAGTCTGTATCTTCTACCATCTCAATATCATTCACTATTGCTGTAACTAATGTATCATCAATCTCTGTTGCATCTAAGTAAAAATCTTTTGATTCTCCATCTGCCAGAAAACTGTTTGTTCTTTTAGGCGTTAACAAATTAACATCTTCTAATAATTCTCCACCACCTATATTACCAGCTCTTCTGCTAATCGTGGTTCTTGGTATAACAGGCTTATCTTCTGATACTTTCTTTACCTCTACACCATCATATACCAAATAATTCTTACCATCATTAATATACAATTTTCTTTCTGAATCTGCTTTATTAAAACAACTCTTTCTATCATTCATATCGTTATAAAGTTGTTTTAAATGCTCATCATCTGGCTCATTTGGAAAATTACTCCATTCAAACAATTTCGTTTTACTATGTACAATAGCTGTATTACTATCATAAATATAAATACCGTTAATCTTTTCGCCTATCTGGGCCAATTTTCTGAACCCTGGTCTAGTCTCCACACAGGCACCTTGTGTGTCTTCATAGTTCTTCCAAACATTCAATGCATCTGGGCTTCTTGTAATAGAGACCAAACTTGGCTCCTCTAAAAAATCCACACCAGCAAAATTTGTATATACTCTTTTAATTCCAGTTGCCATCTTAACCTCCTATATGTCAAATTCTCCTTCATCGTTTGGCTCATATTCTTTTAAGCTAACACTTGGCACATTTTTCCTATTGTCCAATAACTGTAATACCCTTTGATATTCTGTTGCAAATGCCATATAATCCGCACTTGGGTCAGTCTTCAAAATATCACTTGCTACTTTATACACCAATACACTTTGTGCATCTTGGTCCAACTCTAAATAAAAGTCATTTTCTGTTTCTTCATTTACATTTCGAGGAAACTTATAGTACTCTAATACTGTTTGTCCTTGTGTATTGTCATTGATATATATTTTGTTTTTTCCAAATGTATAATAGTCTACATTTCCTTTTTTATTATTTTCATCTATCATAAAAACATTTTTAATTTGATATAAGTCAGAAGGTAATGTATATGATGTATATTTATCTTCTTTTTCTTCTTTCTCTGGATAAAACTTAGTAGCAACTATCTTTTTATTTTGTGCCAACTCTTGATAAGCCAAATCAAATAAATGTGGTAGCCTTAACGCTATATCCTCATCTTCTGTATATTCTTTCGTTATATGTGGTGCATATTCCTCTATTAATGCTAATACTTGTTTTTTACTTTCACCATAAGTCATACTCTATTCCTCCCAAGTTGCTAGATTCGAACTAGCTAAAACCCTTACTTGTATATAAAAAGAGGAGATTACTCCTCTAAAACTATGGTAATTCTACTACTTGTACTTTTAAGCTAGTAGCATCTTCACCTTTAATAATAACTTTTCCCTTATTTTCACCAGATACATTTTCAAATCTACCTGATTCAATTACAATGCCTACGGTTGTCCCATTTGTCACAGAGATTTCCATGTCTTCTACACCTTGTAAAGAATCTCCTTTTAATATAGTAGCTTTTTTAGCAGCCGTTCCAGTATTGTTGATTAAAATCAAAATTTTACCACAAGATTTGTTTGAATAATCAATTGCAATCCCTGTAGTTTTTAAAGCTACTGCATCCTCTAATACAGTAGCTTCGTTTCTTACTATTATTGAATTTGTCGCTTTATCCATATTATTTTACCTCTACTTTCTAAAAATTATTGATGACATTTTAACACTGCACACTCTTTTGGTCTTACCATCTTTCCACCATACGTATTTAACCCCTTAATCGCTTCCGCAAACCCTTTTTCAGGCTCATAAGGTTTTAACTTATCAATCCCATTACAATACGCAAACGCTTTCGATGTTTTTAAAATAATATAATCATCCGTTCCATCATTATACGCATTATTTGTCATTTTAATTTTAGCATTGTTGTATAATCCTAAAACACCTTTTGCAATCAAATCATCATTATTAGTCTTTAATTCAATTAATTTATTTTGAAATAACATATAGAACCAAGGTGTTAGATACATGGTAACATCATCTTTAGCACTTACTCCATTATTCCATAATTTTACAAACAACTCATCAACTGCCTTTTTAGCAGATGCTTCATCTGTAATCTTAGTAGAAGCTGTTTTAATACCAGCGTTCTTTGCCATTTGTGTAGCACAGAAAATATCTTCTTTCTCTGCTAATGCTCTTGTACTTTCAATTTGTAATGCTTCCATTACTCCGTCTTGTGCTTGTGCTTTATCAATATCATCAATTCCATAATTAAAATAATTGAATCGGTCAATATCTAAATAAGCACTAGTTTCTCCTACATTCTCTGGGTCATCAATTGGTTTTCCAGGAATATAATCTTTTACAGTAGGTCTGCCCACATTTTGAATTTTTACTCTTTTTCCTTTACCTGCCTCTCCTTCAAATTTGTAATCACAGTCTTGTTTGAAAACTGTAAACTTTGGTAATTCATGTTGTATATACTTTGACCATACAGTTGGTTTAAAATTTGCGTAACTCATATTACATCTTCCTTTCTTTTTTACCAACGTTTCATAGACTCTCGTACTCTTTTAAAGATAGTAGGATTATCTAAGTCTTTGCTAGAAAGCTTGTCTACTTCTTCTGGTGTGTAATATTCCTTTATCTGATTATCTGATACAGTAGATTTTGAACTTCCTGTACTTACAGGCTTTTTAGGAGCATTTCCGTTTACTCTTTCCCATAATTCATAGATTTCAGATATTTTCATATTGCTATTAAACTTATTAGCAAACTCTTTAAATCCCTTATCTTGAAGAATACTTACATCTATTCCGCTGGTTTCTAATTCCTTTTCTTTTAATTTGCTTGTTAAGTATTCGCCTAACTTAAAAAACTCTGCATTTTCACGTGCAGAAGTTTTTCCTTTACTTTGTTTTTCGGCTAGTTCATTTGCTCTAGCTTCAATTTCTGTGTCATCAAAAGTATCAATAATATCTTGTGCATCTGCTATTCCTAGGATTTCAGCATCTTTCTTATTTACACTTTTGTTGTCTGGAATATCGATTCCTTGTTCCTTATAAAAGTCTTTGACTTTATTCAAAACATCATCATCATCAGAAAGAGCTAACCCTGTTCTTAAAACGGATTCCAATTGTTTTGCTCTATTTAGCTTACTTTCTTCTTCTTTACGATATTTTCTTTCAAGTCTAGCTTTTTCTTGACTTATTACTCTGTCTAAATCTTCTTGAGTAAAAATCTTTTGTTTTTCTGCCCCTACTTCTTCTTGATTACTAGCATCTTCTACTTTCAATCCTTCCAAAGTTTCGTCAGTCTCCATATTTTGATTATCTCCTGGCATATGTTACCTCCCGTTTTAAAGTCCGTCGACTATTAATTCCTTCTGCTTTTAAAGCCATCATAGTTTTGGGCGTATATAAAAGAGATGCCAAAAAACATCTCTAACATAAATAACTCGGCTTAGACTTGCTCTATTGGAACTCTTGTCCCTGATTTATCATATTTAATTCTTCTGGATTAACTCCTGATTGTTCTACATTGTTTATTTCTTGTTCTGTCATAACCTGTTGCATAGCACTATCTAATGCATTTGCTGTCTTCTCTATCTGATTAAATATATTTTCTTTTTCTTCTCTATCTTTTAATATTTCTTTTAATTTAGATTTTGGCATTGTTGCATCTTCTGGTAAAGCTTTTACATACTCTTCAAATGTAATTTGTTGAGATTTAAGTAAATTCTCTAAAGACACTTCCATTGCATATTTGTCAAATGGTGATTTTGGAGTAATATCAATCTTAATATCCAAATCATACTTCTGTAATTCCTTATAAGACATCTTATAAATCTCTTCTAATGTAGTATTTTTAGTATAATCTTTCTTTTCCCTTGTCAAAGTTAAACCCTTAACACTATTTGCTTTCAACATAGCAAACCAAATCTTAGCAATATCCTCAATAAAATCTTTATATGATTCTATTTGCTCATTTATTGGTTGTTGTGAAGCTTGTTGCACAGCAAGTATTGCTTTTCCTGCTGCTTGTGTTGGGTCTATATTACCAGTTGCTGTGTCAGAAGCTCCTGCTAAATTCTGTGTTTCCTCTTGTAATTCTTTTTGTAAATTGTAAGCATCGCTACTTATTGCAGTAGGTTTTAAATAGTTAACAACCTTATTTACATCATCGGCATTTAACTCATTTACTTCTATTGTGGTTCCTACTTTACTTAAAGCCTTTGTGTTAGATATATACTTCGTATTTGCAACTAATTTAGGAAAAGCAACCATTTTTACTGCTAAAGCTCTTCTAGTAGCTGTCTTATTTATCTCTATTTGGTTTGGAATAAGCCACTCTACTTCTCCTTGACCTCTTGCGCTTCCTTTCACTCTCTCCCATAAAACATGCGCTACTGGATACAGCTCTATACCCAAACAAGAGTCTTTCATTACAGTTGCTAACTTAGTACACTTTTTAGCCCATACTTTGCCTTCCTTTTTATATAATTTAAGCAAAACTAAACACATTGGTGATATTTCATTTGTTCTTTTATCTCTTCCAGACTGTTCTTCTATGTCCTGGTCTTCCACTATCAACTCAATTTCCTTTTCACTAATTCCATTCTTTCTTGCTTCTTCCTTTACTTCATCAACTGTTCTTCTAAAAGAAATAATGATATATGGCTGATTTTGTATGTCATCATCGTTTTCATTCCCATAGTAGATGTTAGTCCTATTAACTTGCTCACACAATATATTATTACTATCTGGATTTGGGTCAGCATAAAAATAAACGATACCTTCATTATCAATACAGGCATCGTTTATACAATTTCTAACTATTTTATTTAATTTATTCTTCTCCCACAATCGATTTGCATATCGATTCAGCATGTTGCAAACATCTTCTAGTTTTTCTCGTTCTTCTTGATTTTCATACGTTTCGCTGTTGAAATAAATCTGGTAAGAATTAGTTTTAACTACTCCAACTTTATACTTAACAATTGATTTAATAATATTAAGAGTAATTGGTTGAATACCAGAAAGTTTAGCACCTTCCCATTGATTTCCAAGATAAAAATTATAATTCCTTTTACTTTTTTCATAAATCTGCTGTTGATAATTATAATCTACCCCTCTTTGATACTCTTCCCAAACAGTTGTAATATTTTGTTCCTTCTTTTTCATAATTTCCTCCAACTATAAAATATCAGCATGATAAGCATCTAATGCTTCTAAATCTTGTTGTAATTCTTTCAACTTTTCATCTTGATCTTTTTCCTCTTCTTTTTCTCTTTTAATTGTTTTTATGGTTTCAATTGGGTGTACTATTTCTTTTGGCATTTCTGGAATTTCTTTATCCTTTCCTATCCTAAAACCAAAGAAAAAACCAAATATTAAGCAACCAATCGACAATATTGTATATATTAAATTCATCCTATCCTCCCAACTAAAAAGGAACTATGTCATCTCCATAGTCCTCTTCAATATTATTATCTTTAAATCCAAAAGCTTTATTTACCTGTTCTTCTATATCTATATAATTAGAATTTCTGTCTGTCTTTTTCATATCCTGTTGTGTTCTTATATAATAACTTATTGCTAATGCCACAACTAAATCGTCGTGGTATCCTGCTTCCGCTTCTGCTCTACCATTTTCATTCACAATAAAAGTAAGCATTTCTCTTAATGTATCTTTATCATTTATAACATCAATACTATCATGAACAATCTCTTGTAATTGTGCTAGTATGTATGGTCTAGTAATACTAGTTGTCTTAAAACCAAAGCTCTTTTCATGTTTTGTATGATACGTATCCTCTTTTTTTCTAACATACAAATTAGGATAATTTAGCTCTGATAATTTTTGAACAGGATATGTGCTAAAGTTTGTTTCTGGTCCAATTAAAGCCTGATTATAAAACATTCCTAAACAATATATCTGCTTTACATACTCTATTTCATTATATTGTTGTTTCAAAACTGCTACTTGCTCTCCTGTCATATTATTAATTACATGGGCAGTAAAATAGTCACTTCCCTCTCCTGCCGTATCTCCTCCGTATTACATAAGGTACTCTATTTTCTGGATACTTATATATCTTAATATTTCCATCTTCTCTTTCTTGAAACTTCTGACCTCTTATTCGTATTCCATCATAATAACAATTAAAAGTACCTTGTGTTATTGGTTCTGGTACTTCATTTATTCTATTTATAATATTTAATTTATTAAAAAAACATTGCCCTGTACTTAAAAATGCTTCTTCTGGACATATTGGATATTCTTGTTTAAACTGATTTATATCGCCAGAACAGTTATTATCAATACACCATCTTCGCCATGTTAATTGGTCTAGTGTCAAATTGTATTGCTTTTGTAAGTCCTTCTCCTCTTGCGTTAATTCAAATCCAGTATATGGCATACTATATTCTTGTAACTCATTCCAACCAATAAAAAGAGGATAAAAGTCACTTTTCCCTGCTACTGCTCTATCCCACATCTCTTTAAAATATTCAAAACCATTAGCTGTACTTTCAATAATAATCATACTTTCAGGTGTATTAGGTACTGCTTGTAATAAACCAGTCATTATCTCTTTTTTATTGCCTTCCCAAAAAGCTAATTCAGACAAATGTAATGCTGTAAACGTATCAGAACGACCTATTCCTCTTCCACCTGCTGTCATACATTTCATTTTGCTATCTAAACCTGTACCATTATCATTATTAAAAACTAATTCTTTTGCATTTGATTTTTTCTTTTCTGGCTTTATAGTTTCAGGTAGATATTCATACATTCTTTTACTCATATTAAATAAATTTGCTGTACTATCTTCTTTGTGTGCTATAATTCCTGCATTATAATTATGATGCGTAACCACATTCTTAAATATAATAGCCTCTGTTTCTGTACTAAATCCCATTTGTCTAGCCTTCAATATTATTATTCGTATTGGCTTTCTTTGCTCATGTAGTTTTTTAATTACGTTATAATACTTTAGTTGTGGTTCATTTAATGTTAATGGTATTACATTACCTTTTTTGTCTCGAATTTTTATATAAGATTCTATATAAGATTTTGTATTAATACTCATCTCCGCTCAACCTTTTTTAAATATTGTTCATAATTTGTTTCGATGTTGATGTTCTCTTGTTTATCCTTGTATCCAAATTTATTTTTCATGTAGAATATTTTAAAAGTTTCATTTATATCTTTACAGTTAATCGTTGCATCTTCTAAAATGTCATTTACTTTTTTATATGTGTCGGAGTAGTATTGTTCTTGTGCATAAAAAGTATCCCTGTTTATATCACAAAACACACAAAATCCTGCTATATTAGGTAGTTCTTTTTGTGTTTTACATTTATTTATGTACTCTTTAAATTTATTGATAAAATCTTCTGCCGTCTTAAAAGTTCTTTTACTCATTTTCTCACCTTCTTGTATATTTTTCATAATTATTCTTGTAATATTTTATTTCTTTTTTGCTTTATATTCTCATAATAGGCTTACTTTGTTTTGCTGTTATTATTAGCTGTTTCTTATAACCTTCTATGTCTTTGTCTTTTATATAATAAACACATTTTAGTGTTCCTTTTATATCTTTTCTTATTTCGCATAAATCTAGTTTTCTGTTTTTACAGTTACTGCATAATGTTCTTATATATGTTTCGTATATCGTTTCCATAAGCTATTACCTCGCTTATATAAAAAAAATAGAACTCACTAGGAAAGTTCTAAATGTCCTCTATATCTTCTCTTTCCTCTTCGTCAAAGGAGGTGATTATTTCGCTTTTTATATTAACACTTACCTAGTAAGTGTGTTAATAACTTAAAATTAAAAACTAGCTATAAAATAAATCTATAACTAGTTTTTGGGGGACTTTATTTAAGTCTTTCTTATTTGTCACTCGGTTTCTTAAATCGATTTTTCTTCGACTGTGACTTTTATGTAATGAATATTAAAAATATCAAGAAGAAAGATTTTATAAGCCTTTCAAACAATAAAAAAATCTTACTTCAAAATAACTTGTCTAAACCATCTATTGTCTTTCTACAATTCTACTATTGTTATTATACTATATATATTTGTATAAATCTACGTACTATACTACGAACTTTTTATGAACCTCTATATGTTTATCATCTTTTTAGTTGCTTTTTCTATTATTTTTTGGACATATCGTGAAGTACAAGTTCTTTGATACATATCGTAATATAATGTTCTACTTATATTTTCTGCTGTTCTTCCGTCTATGTAATAAGCTACCAATAATTCTCTTTCCTTGTATTTTAACCCAATTAGTCTATCTTCAACCGCTTCTACTTTATTTCTCAATTCTTTCACTGTTTCTTCTAGGCTTTCTATTTCCGATTCCAATTCTTTTCTCTTAGTATCATTTTGTTCTATCTTGTTTAATACTTTGTCATTTATTTTATTTTCACTATGTATGTCTTGATTTTCTCCATAACTACTTGTTGTACTAGTTTCCATATCATCACATGCTTTTAGTTTTACTCTTGCTGTTTTTAATTCTTTTAGCTTTATATTTAATTTAGCTTTATTTTGTTTGTATTCTTTAAGTAATTCTATTAGTTCTTCCTTTGTCATCAGTTCCTCCTATTCCTTGTATAAATAACAAATTTCATACTTGTTTTTTATTGTTGCGTTTCTTCTTAAGGCTAGTCCTAAATCTCTTGGACTTAAATTTAAAAATCTTTTTATTTCTTCTAATGTTCCCACTCTCATACATTGCTCGTTCTCTTTTAAATTGTATATTCCATATATTTTCATTTGTACCTCCCTATTCTATTTTCCATAAGCATATTTCATTATGCTTTTTTCAATTTTTGGTATCGTAATATCTGTTCTGTAAAACTTGCATTTCTTATTTTTACAATCTAGTATTTTTAAACTATAACAACTTTTATGTCCGTTTCTTTCTATGTAAGCAAAACAGTCTTTTCTTGTCATGTCTCCTAACTTGTCCACTACTATTAATTTAACGCTATCTATTACTTTTCTGTCTCCTAACTGCTCCGCTTCTTGTTTTGTTATCTGTATTTCTTCTATTATTCTGCCTTCCATTAGCTGTCTTGTCATTATTCTTTTTCTTACTTTATCTACTACTGTTGTCATTCGTTATCTCCTTTCTAAGGTTTTTAACTATTCTAGAATAATTTTTTAATTTCTCTATAAACTCTTCTTATTTGTTTGCTTTTTCTTTTGCTT